ATAATGTTTTACAAAATTCAGGTGGTAGTTTAATCGGTGCAAGTGGAGAATTACAATTATGGCAGAATGCGTTTTTTAATGGAACATCATCAATTTATGTAGCAACACAAACCGCAACCAGATATAGTATGTCTGCAGGGCAACATAGATGGTTTAATGCCCCAAGTGGAACTGCTGGAACTGCTATAACATTTACACAAGCAATGACATTATTTGCTAATGGAAATTTAGCAGTAGGCACAACCACAGACATAGCAAGTTCTATATTAACAATAAACTCTACTACCAAAGGATTTCTACCGCCAAGAATGACAACGACTGAAAAGAATGCAATTGCAACTCCAAGCACAGGATTAGTAGTATTTGATTCTACACTTGGTAAATTATGTGTATTTTCAACAACTTGGCAAACAATAACATCTGTGTAATAAAACAAATTAATAATATGAAACTAATTAACGAAGTATCAATCTGGGAAAATGGTTCTCAAAAGAAAGCAACCATTTTAAATGCTTATGTAGTAAACTTAATTTTAAATGAATCAGCTACATTCTACTATAACCTATCAGCGCAAAACGCAGATGGCGCAGTAAGTGAAACCTTATCACAAGGCAATCTATCAATGATAGGCGAAGATTATGCGCAATGGGTTATTGACAACGATGCGTGGGATTACATTGCTAAATCATTAAATCTTGTTATAGTAGGGGATTATGTTGCGCCTATTATAGAAAATACTGAATTAGTATAGTACATTTATAATAATTTTTTAATCTAAACAACAAAAAAATGAAAGTTAATTTAAATTTTGACCTATTAGATTTAGATGGTAATACCATTTTAAATTCAAACGCAGGTAAATTAGTTGCCAATTCATTAGTACAACAAGCAAAAGGCGATCCTTTAAAGTTTTGGGAATGGGCATTAGCATTAAACAAGGGTGAGTCTTTAGATTTAGATACATCTGATTCTGAAATATTTAAAAACTTTGTTAAGGATTCAGAGAATTTTCCCATTATAGCCAAAGCACAAATTATTAAAGCATTAAACAATTAATGGAACACTGGAACGAAGTTATCTTGCCTACATTGACTGCATTCTTTGCATCTGTCATTACATGGATTTTTGGCAGAAAAAAAGCACAAGTTGAGGTTGAAGCAGGTGAGATAACTAATGTCCAAGAAGCAATTAAAATTTGGCGAGAGATGGCGAATGATATGAAGCAAGAAGTTGCCGATTTAAAAATAAAGGTTGAAACCTTGACTACCGAAATTCATAATTTAAGGACTGAAAACATAGAGTTAAGAACCAAGCTTGATGAAGATAAGCCAAAACGGGTTAGATCTACTAAAAAGATTTGAGGGTGTTAGATTAAAGCCTTATAAATGTCCTGCTGGCATTGCCACCATATCTATCGGATGTACCTATTATGAAGATGGTACAAAGGTAAAGATGACAGACCCAGAGATTAGCCAAGCAAGAGCAACGGAAATATTTCTAAATGTATTAAAGCATTATGAATCTTCTGTTGATTCTTTTACAAGGGATGATATTACTCAAAATCAATTTGATGCTTTAGTTTCTTTTGCCTATAATGTAGGCACCGGAGCATTAAAAAAAAGTACTTTATTAAAGAAAGTCAATGCAGACCCTAACGACAAATTTATAGAAAGCCAATTTTTAATTTGGAATAAAGTTAGGGGAGTTGCAGTAAAAGGTTTAACATTACGAAGACAAGCTGAATCTAAACTTTATTTCTCATAAAAATTAAACTATAAAATTTGACATATTATGAAAAATAAAATATCCCAATTCGAAAATTTGCCGAGTTACTTATTATTATTTAACATAAAAAAGTTAACATTTTTGTTTATACTTTTTAGCATTGTTTCTTGTAAGACAAGCAAAGTTGAAACGCAAAAGTCTATTATTAAAATAGATACTTTTAGAACTGAAAAGATAATTCATGTTTTTAATTCAGTACACGACACATTAACCATTGAGAATCCGTGCGATTCTTCGGGCATTCTGACACGATTTTATAGTAAGATAACCATTCCACAAGGTCGCATAATAATAAGGTCTTACAAGGGAACTATCAAAGCCACAATCGATATAGATTCAATCAAGAATATATACGAAAAACAATATGAATCAAGATTAAAAGATAGTCAGCATTTGACCTTTGAAAGAATAGTTAGGGAAGTTGTTCCAACTTGGGCAATTTTAACAATTATTATTCAAGGTGTTTTAATATTGGTCTGGGTATATTTTAAATTCATCTATTAATGCCAAACAAAACAATTGAACAGATAGAGTACAAAAAAAGCAAAGCAAACGATTTATTGGAAACAATGATGGATGTCATGGAAAATATCCAATACATTGATGATGCTGGCTTTGCACTACGCATGAAAGTTTTAAACAACATCGAATTTCTTGTCGATGTTATAATGGAAGAATATGAATCAAACAGATAAGTTAACAAAGATTAGAGAGCATTTTTATTCTACAAATATGTCGAATAAAGATTTTTATCATACTTTTCATGAAATGTATGGGTATAAATCTTGGAATAGTTTAAGAAAGTTGATGCAACAACATGGTATATTAACAAGCACACGATCTAATCAAGCAATTAACCAAGAGATTCCGCCAGTCATTGTTAATTATAATCTTGAAACATTAGATAACTTTGGAATAGAACCAAGCATAGGCAAAGAATATTTGTCTGCTAAATTACCAAGCAACTTAAAAAAGATTGGAATACTTTCAGACATACATTTTCCTTACCATGATCTTACTGCTCTTACCTGTGCTATCAAACATTTAAAGGAGCAAAACATTGATTGCTTGTATTTAAACGGGGATATACAGGACATGGTGAGCATAAGCCGCCATAATCCCTCAAAAGATGAAAGGGATCTAAAAAGAGAGGTAGACATGAATAGGGAATTTCTACAAAAGTTAAGAGATATATTTAGAAACATACCTATTTATTATAAGTTAGGAAACCATGAGAATAGATACGCAAGGGCATTAAATGATGGAGCAGAAGAATTTGCGCAGTTACATGACTTGCAATTCAATATCTTTTTTAGATTAGATAAGTTGGGAATTATAATGGTTGAAGATTGGCAGGGGATGGAAATGGGAGATTTATTAGTATTACATGGGCATGAGTTATATGGAGGTGGCGGTGTTAACCCAAGTCAAAACCTTTTAAATAAAACATTATGTAATACTTTAATAGGTCATGTACATCGTACATCAACAACTCAAAAGAAAACAGGTTTTAAGGAATTTGTAAACACTTATAGTACTGGTTGTTTAACTTTATTAAGTCCAAAGTATATGCCTTTTTCAATGCACAATCACGGCTTCGCAGTTGTTGAAATAGATAACGGAAAATCTAAAGTTAAAAATATTCAGATAAGAGATGGAAAAATTGTTTAGATTTGTACTTTCATAGTTAAATAGGGTTTAAGTTTTAGTATAATTTCCCCATTGATTTTATTAGTGGGGATTTTTTATGCCTAATAAATAATTAAAATAATTTTATTAAAAGTTTTTTTATTTAAATATTAGTTTTATATTTGTTCAACAAAAACAAATAATAAACTTAAATCAATAAAAACATGGAAAATTTCGCACATCAATTATTAAAAAATGAGTTAGTTTGGTTAAAAGAAATTTATAATCAAAAAGAAAAAGAAAAAAACATTTCACAAATTGAAATTAAAGAATTAGAAGACAAAATAATGTCATTAAATGTTGCATTAAATAAAATTTCAAATTATTAATAAATAAACACCGAGCCGAAGCGGATTCTTCGGCAATCTTAACCCAACAATCAAAATGAAAAAAACCATCGAGTACATCAAAGATTTATACCAAACTGATCGTGAAGGTTTTATTGGTAGCATTGCAATTGCAATATTTGGATACATTTTAATCTGGCATATCTGCCCAATAATTTTAGGACTATGAAAACTTACAAAGCAAAATTTCAAGACGAAGCAGGTTTTTATTTTTGCACATGGTACTGCCAAAACAATTACGACTTTTGGGCAAGAGTTGCCAAAGAGGAAAGAGAATACAAATCAAATTTTAAACAACTAATATTAGACTAATGAAAAATCTCATTAAATCATTATCCAATTTCCAAAGTGAATGCCCTGTCATTCATAAGGACACCAAAGGTCATAACTATACTTATGCCGATTTACCACAAATCTTTTCAGTTATTAATCCATTACTTAAAAAGAATGGGTTATGCTTTAGCCAATTACTTGAGAACGATGGCATCAAAACTATTTTGTTTCATGTCGAATCAGGCGAATCTTTGGAATCGTTTACAAGCATTCCAAAGGTTAAATTAGGAGCAATGAATGAATATCAGTCTTATGGTTCTGGAGTTACTTATTATCGTAGGTATTCTTTGTCTTCAATGCTTGGGTTAATTACCGACAAAGATTTAGATGCTTGTGGTACTCAAGTAGAGGCTAAAACCTTTCAAGCAGAATCTAAGCCATTACAATACTATAAAACAATTATAGATAGCCTTGATTCAATCGAAGGTTGCGTATCATTCTACAATGATTATTTAGCTGACATTAAATCAAATGCAGGTATATTGCCATTATTAACGACAAAAAAATTAAGTTTCACAATCAAATAAATAAAAATGGAAAAGCAAGAAAAAGTATTTGCAAAAGGGTTCATCTTTAAAAGAAATGAGAATGCACCAACATTCGTTATCGGGAATTTATCTCTAAATTCTAAAGATGCAGCAGAGTTTATTTCAGCAAACTCAAAGAACGGCTGGGTTAATTTAAAGATTAATCAAGCACAAAACGGGAAGTACTACGTTGAATTAGATACATGGGAAGCAAAAACAAATGGATCTGGAGCAATGACCTACAAGACACAACCAGTTGAAGCAACTAAAGATGACTTACCTTTTTAATCATGGAAAAGAAAACATATTTATTTCGATGGTTTGATTTGTTAGACAACTCAAGATATTGCGAAAGGAGAACATTTACAGAAGCTGAAATTGAGCCTTACTTAAAAGCAAAGAGTGGTTGGAGCAGATTAGATGAATATGGCGAAGACCTAATCATCACAGAAGAAATGGAAATTGAATTAAATAAAAATTAAAATGAAGCAATTTAGAAAAATGGATGCCTGCCGAATAGTGGCAGTTAACTTAAAGGAAAAGGGTATTATCCCTTTTTCTGCAAGGGAATATACTATTGAAAATGTTACAAGCATTATCAATAAATATGAGTACAAAAAGAAAGAATACTTTGCTATGCACGAAGAACAAGTCATTCGGGAATGGGTAGCAGTTAAACGTAAACTAATAGAAGAAAATGAGGAATCAAGGAAGAAAATTGCATTCGGATAAAACATCTGAATTTCTAACATTTGTTGGAATAGTTGGCATTATTTGTTGTTGGATTTTTGCCATAGTTGTTGACCTTATTATTAAAATTTATAACCAATGAAAGACTTAACTTTTAACCAATGGCAAGCACATCTAACTAAGCAGTTAGAATTGGACAGAAAAAAACTTTACTTAATACCTAAAAAACAAAAAAATGAAAACAAGCTTCAAGCATTACCATCAAGATAACCCACAAATATATGTGGAGTTTAAAAGATTAGCATTTCAGTTAATCAATCGGGGTTACATAAGATTAGGTTCAAAACAGATATTTGAAGTCATTAGATGGCAAACAATGGTGTCTGGAAACGATAAATTTAAAGTAAACAACAACTATACATCTGATTATGCAAGATTATTTGAATTAGATCATCCAATTTATGCAGGATATTTTTCAAAGAGGCTATGCAAATCGGTTTAAAATAGTTATATTTGTTTTAATAAGCCAAAGGGGTCAGAGTCTTTGGGTTATTCGGTATCATTACCAACCAAGCCAGTTCTGTACTCTGACACAGACTGGCTTTTTTATTTTTAAAAAATGGAAAAAGAAGCATTTTATTTCCCGCATTTTTGCAACGCAAGGCATGATAGGAAAATCCGTAGGTTACGAAAGGAACTTGGAACGGAAGGATATGGCATTTATTTTATGCTATTAGAAACGTTAAGAGAGCAACAAGACTTAATGTATCCATTAGAAGATTTAGATTTATTAGCAGAAGAATTTAACGTATCCGAAGCAAAAGTTAGAGTTGCAATTTGTAACTATGGATTATTTGAGATTGATGAAGAACAAAAATTCTTTAGTCCAAAGATGTTGGTTTATTTAGAACCATATTTCAAGATGAAAGAACAACGTAAAATTGCTGGACAAAAGAGTGCAGATAAAAGAAAAGGAATAGAAATTTCAACGACCGTTCAACAACCGTTCAACGACCGTTCAACAAAGGAAAGGAAAGTAAATGAAAGTAAAGAAAAAGAAAGTAAAGTAAATGAAAATAAAATATATTCATTAGATCCTTTTAAACATGAATTATTTAGTAAGTGGATTAAATATAAAAAAGAAAAAAAATCAAGTTATACAGAATCAGGTATTAATCAATTAATTAATGAATGGAAAGATAAAACTAATGATGAATTAGAAAGAGCAATTAATAATTCCATATCTAATAATTATCAAGGTATATTTGAACCTAAACAACAATTTAACAATGGAAATAATACTGAGAAACTTGGAACAAGTGCAGCAAGAATGGAAGCACTTAGGAAGTGGTAACGCAATAGCAATACAACAAGCACAGAGTACCCATAGTTTGCGTTTAAGGAATGAAGAAGATATAAAGGAGGTATTACGCTATTCAATGCTTTTGGTTGGCTTACGAGGCAACAATCTACCAACAGAAGAAGAAAAGTTTGTACTAACCAATTTTGTTAGATCTAATTTTGGGAATCAAACACCAGAAGAAATTAAAATTGCATTTGAAATGGCAGTTGCTGGTAAATTACAAGTAGATGCTAAATGCTATGAAAACTTTTCTTGTGAA